CGAGAGATATTGTTCCAAAAAATAGAACGTACTACTTAGACACAACAAATGGTTTGTTTGATTTACCTTTTGGGCCTATTGCTAGTATATCAGAAATAACTATTGACGGAACGGCTACAACTGATTATGAAATACTTGGCTTAGATAATGAAACTATTGAATTAGATAGCGGCTCTGCTGAAAAAGTAAAAGTTACATACATAACAGTAGGAATAAACGATTCTCTAGTAAAACAAGCGATGTTGCAACTTATATCAACGTATTACGATAATAGGGCGGATTTTACAACTCAGCAAAACGATGTCGCAGAAATACCAACATCAACAAGACAAATTTTAACGTCTTACAAAACTATGTTTATTTAATGGATGCGGGAAAACTAGATTCTAAAATAATAATAAAGCGATTAGTTAAATCGTCTGATGAATTTGGCGGATATAATTCTACTTTGTCAGAGGTTGCTACTGTATGGTGCAATTTAAAGCAAATTAGCGGAGATATAAGCGACAAACTAGGTAAAAGAACACAAGATGTTCAGATTGAAATAATAATGCGTAAAAACACCGCAGATTTAATTCAGTTAGGAGATATATTTACATTAGAGGGCGGTACAAAGAATTATCGTATAAATGAAAAATATGAGTTTGATTTAGATTTTTATACTAAACTATTAGCAACAAAATCTGAATAGGATGGATATAAAAATAAATCAGTCAGACTTGGCTCAACTTAAAAAAAAGTTAGACAATTTAAGAACATTTGATAAAACAACGCTTTCAAATGAACTTGGAAAGACTGGAGCCGATATTTCAAGAATTGCAACAAAAGCTGCGCCGGTATTTAAGGGAACTGGAGGAGGTACATTGAGGCAATCAATAAGGTATCAAAAACAAGGCAAAACTGTTGAGGTTATAGCCGGAGCAAAATATGCGCCTTATGTAGAATTTGGAACGGGTGCTTTTGTAACTTTTGATGATATGCTAGAACTTGGAATACCAAAGAGTTATGCGGCGCAGTTTAAAGGCTCAAAGCCGGGTTATATGAAACCTCAGCCGTTTTTCTTTGGCTCTGCTAGAATAGGTCTAAAAAAATTATTAACTCGTTTAAATGGCGAAATTAAAAAAGCTATAAAATAATATGTTAGAGGCGATTCATTATGTAAGGAAAGCAATTATTGCAAAATTAAACGGCAATGTTTTAATTAACAATGTCGCCGTACCGGTTTACAATCGTATTCCGACTGATGCAACCTATCCATTAATTAGAGTTTATTCAGTTTCAACAGACGAAACAGACCAAAACCAACAATCATTTATAAGTGAAACAATAACACGAATTGAATGTATCTCAAAATTCTATTCAGATGATGGCGGACAATTAGATACTAATTTAATGGTATCTCAATGCTTACAAAAACTCAGAACTAGGTCTGCAAACTATATTGATTTAGCGCCAAACGGATTTAATGTTTATACAAGTGAAAACAACGGCGTTACTTATTTAGAGGATGATTTAGCGGATTCAACTTATTTTAGAGGAATAATTGAATTATCAAATAAAATTCAGCAAACTGTTCCGGTAATTGTTTCATATACTGATCCTTTACAAAGTGAGTTGCAACTAGAATACAGAAACCAATATACAGATAGAATTGTAGCCGATGGAGGACAATATGAATCCATTGAATGTGCAACAGACGTATTATACAACCAATAAAATAATAAAAAAATGGCTAAAATAACCTATTCAGCAAAATTTGACAATGTAACTTCTGATTTACCGAGAATCAACAAAGTTATAGCAGCTGATATGAACGAAATAAAAGACTCTGTAAATTCCTTATACGATTCAATCGGTGGTTGGGTTGATTATGAAGATTCAGCGACCGCAGTAACTCCAATAAATTTGACTGCAAATGTTTGGACAGATTTAACAAATGACAAGGCCGGAAGCGGAACAATTACAACATACAAGCCTAGTTTTATAACGGGCGATTTATGGAACTCTGCAAATAATTCTTTGGTCTTTACAGAAGTTGGAGCCGGTAGAGTTATGATTGTACGAAATGATTTCGATATAACCGCCGGAGCATCAAATACAAGACTAGATGCACGTTTATATTTTCCTGATACTGGAAAATCTGTTGAGTTTATGCACGATAATATTGCAAATAATAATGATCTTGTAAGGTATTCGAGAACAACGCAATTATTTACGAATACTGACGTTTTAACAAGCGGTTGTAAAATTCAAGTTCGAGTTGATAAATCAGGAGCAACCGCAACAGTTGAGAACTTTTTAATTACGCTTATATCACATTTCTAAAACAAAACAATGCGACAAATAAACAAAATTATAATTCATTGTAGCGCTACGCCGGAGGGTAGAAAAACAAGCGCCGAAGAAATAAAGAGTTGGCATCTAGAAAGAGGTTTTTCTGATATTGGTTATCATTATATTGTCCATTTAGACGGCTCAATTTCCTATGGTAGAAACATAGATAAAATAGGCGCACATTCAAGAGGTCAAAATAAAATGTCGATAGGTGTTTGTTATATTGGAGGCTTAGATGAATGTTTAGATCCTAAAGATACAAGAACGCCACAACAAAAAGAAAGTCTTTTAATCTTACTAAAAACACTAAAAAAACTACATTCTAAAGCGGTTATTTACGGCCATAGGGATTTTAGCGAAAAGGCTTGTCCAAGTTTTAATGCTTTTGATGAATACAAATACTTATAAAAATGCCAAAGAAAAAATTTAAAGATACAAAGGTTGGTCAGTTTATACTTAAAAAAATACCTGGATTTGTTGGAGATATACTTCCACAAAAAGGAGTCTTAGGGGTTGTTAAAAATTTAATTGATAATGAGCCTGAATTGACAAGCCAAGATAAAATACAATTACATAATGAACTGATTGAGTTATATGAGTTAGAGGTTGCTGATAGGGATTCGGCTAGAAAACGAGAGGTTGAAAAGGCTAAGTCAGGAGGCTTTGACTTTATGTTTAATTTAACCGGTGTTATTGGATTAGGCGCTTTTGCTTTTATTATTTATGCGATTGTATATTTACAAATCCCGGAATCAAACAAAGAAGTTTGGATTCATTTGATTGGAATTTGTGAGGGAATTGTATTATCAATTTTCGGTTATTTCTTTGGCTCTGCGGTTAGAAAAAACAACTAACTAATAAAGTGTTTTAATTTTTGTATTTTTGTTTTTAAATTACAAAAATATGTCGTTAGCGGATAAAGCAAGTCTTTTACTTATACCAACCGGTTACAAATCACAAAAAGTTTATTCTATTTTTCCTACTGATGGAGTTGGGGATTTTGATTTTTCACGATCAAGTAGCGCCACAAGAATAGCAAAAAACGGATTAATAACAACTGTTGCTGCAAATGTTCCAAGACTAGAGTATCCTTTAATTGATGGCGTAGTAAGTGGATGTCCTAGTTTGTTATTAGAGCCACAGAGAACTAATTTAATACAGTATTCAGAAGATTTTAGTCAATCGTATTGGACTAAATTAAGCATAAGCATAACAAGTAATTCAGTTATATCGCCAGATGGAAGTTTAAATGCAAGTAGTTTTACGCAATCTGGTGGAACTGCGGAGCATAGTATTTATCACAGTTTACCTACCATAACAAGTGGAGCGAAATATACTGGTAGTGTTTTTTTAAAATATGATGATTGGCAATACTTTCAAGTTAGGTTTAGAAGTGGTGGATTTGGAGGAGAAATTGGAGTAATATATGATGCTATAAACAAAACTATTACTACTACAAATGGAAGTTTATTAAGCTATAAAGTTGAAGAGTATGCTAATGATTGGGTTAGAATTTCTATTGTAGCGCAATCAACAAGTGCAAGTAATTCTGCTGGACTTGTGGTTGCTTATAACAATTCTGGAAATGTTTTTAATGACCCAGATAGTGTACCTAATACTGGGTCTAACGCTTATGTATGGGGATTTCAATTAGAAGTCGGTTCTTATCCAACAAGCTATATCAAAACCAACGGAGAATCTGGTGGAGTAACTCGTTCAGCAGAAACTGCTAGTGGTTCTGGAGATGCAGCTACATTTAACAGTTCAGAAGGTGTTTTGATGGCAGAGATAAGTGCTTTATCAGAAACATCAAGAATTTCTTTAAACGATGGAACAACAAGCAATAACGTAAGATTTTCATACGATGCTGGTGCAAACAGAATAGATGGTATTGTATTTAATGGGAGTAATCAGTTTGTTACACAATATACATTACCAACACAAGGTTCTTTTAATAAAATTTCATTAAAATATAAACCATCTGATTTTTCATTATGGGTTAATGGTTTTAAGGTTGGTTCTTTAGTTGGAAGTGGTACTACATTTACAGAAGGTACTTTATCAGAATTAGATTTTGATGCTGGAAGTAATGGATTATTAGCTTTCTACGGAAACACCAAACAACTACAATACTTTGATTCAGCATTAACAGATAACGAATTAGAAACATTAACGTCTTGGGTATCTTTTACAGATATGGCACAAGGACAACAATATTCAATAAAATAAATATGGCAAATACTTTAAAATTTGGGAACGGAAATTGGGCAACAAAAGAAGGCTCTGCGTTAGCTTATAATGACGAGAATGGGAACTTTAAACCTTTACCTTTTGATTTTAGTAGAGCATCAAGTGCTACTGTTATAAATAAAGATGGTTTAATTGAAGAAGTAGGTAGTAATATTCCAAGAATAGATTTTTTAGGTAATACACAAGGTGCTTTTTTGTTAGAGCCGAGTAGGAGTAATTTTTATACTCAAAGTAATTTATTTAGTTTTGGTGGCAATGTTACAAGTAATAATGCTTTAAGTCCAGATGGTACTTTAAATGCAAGTAAAATCACTAAAACAAGTAGTTCTGACCAATTCGTTATTTTACCTTGGTCAGCAAGTTTATCAACCTCAACAACTTATA